CTGGGAATAATGGCAGATGCAAAGAGGATGGGAAAGAAGGTAATAATTGATTTTGATGATCATTTGCTGGATGTTCCGGAAGATAATCCTGCTAATCATTATTTTGCTAATCCACAAGTACAAAAACAAATACAAGATACTTTTCTATTTGCTGATGCAGTCATAGTATCTACTAAAAAGCTATATGACCTTTACTTTCCAATGTGCCAGGGAAAGATTCCTATGTTTGTCATACCTAATGGTTGGAATCCTACTGACTTACCAATGTTTGAAGTAAAGTATAGGCACAAACCTACAAGATTTGTATGGAGAGGAGGAAGTACACATTTTGCAGACTTACATACTATCAAGGCTGAAATAAATCAGATGATAGAAATGAATACAGAGGTTACTTTCTTTGGCTTAAATAAGTTTATGATGTACGACTTAAACAAGAAAGCTATCAATGTTGATTGGTCTTCTATGTTTGTTTATTTCACATTTATGCAGCGTATAGAAGGTGACTTTGGTTTTTATCCATTAGTAAGGAATGACTTTAACTTATCTAAAAGTAATATCTTTGCCATAGAGTGCATTGCTAATGGTATGCCAGTGTTAGCAGACAGTTACTTTCCAGAGTTTAATATACCTGGTGTTATACATTACGATAATCCTGCACAGTTTTTAGACTTAGTTACCAATATAGTTAATGGCAACATTGATAAGGTAGCAAGCGTTAAGGCAGGAAGGAGTTATGTTAAAGAAGTGTTGCACATAGACTTACTAAACAAGAAGCGATGGGAGATATTAAAAGGGATATAGATGCCATACATAAGCAAGGGAATAGGTAGTACAATACACAAGGCTAAAATGCAGCGCACACCAAGCGGTGAACAAGGCAGCTACAATAACGCATGGCATAAGATGAGCAAGGCATACAGACGTGCTAATCCTTTATGTGAATGCTGTATAGTGTTAGGTATAATGACTGACATAACACCAGGTGATTATAAGGGATGTGTGGATCACATGATACCTATCACTCGTAATGGTTCGATGTACAATCTAAACAATCTATTAGCATTGTGTAAGTCATGCCATGATACTAAGTCAGTCAATGAGAAGGGTAACATAGCACCAGTAAACATACACATGGATGTGGATGGGAAGTATATACCTGCGGACAAGGCACAGGTAGTGGCATGGTTAGCGGACAAGGTGAGGAAGAGGGCAGAGGACAAGGCGAGGAGCGAGAGTGACGGGGCAGGGGAAGAAACTTAGCGAAATACCAAAACATCGTACTGTGCAGAACAGAGCACATCAACGCAGACCTAAAAGGGGGGTTTGCATCACAGACATAAAACATTGATAACATGGCACAAAAGAGCATAAAAACAAAACTACTCCAGGGCACCTTGGAGAAATCCAGAGTTAAAACATTTACTCCCGGTGAAATCGGTGAGCCGATGTTCAACCTTGACGCAGGTGAGCAAAGAATCTACAACAGAATCCGTGAACACCTACACCTCCACAAGGCTGGAAAGCAAGTTGACGAGATTTACCTTTCAATCGCAGCACGGGCAATAGGTCATTTATTGCACAATGCCGAGATATTGAGCAAAGATGGTGCAGTTATGGTGCATCCTAACGGTGCAAGGCAGGTAAGTGCCGAATGGACTGCATTTAAGCAAGGATTTGAGTTATTTCTTGAATTAAGCAAGACTTTAGGCTTAGATCCGAAGTCAAGGCTAACTTTAGAGTATTTCCAGGATGGAAGCGGTGATGAGGAGGATGAAATTGCGAAACTTCTTAAAATGAACTAATAATGGAACAAGTTAAAGAAATTGCCATCTCCATCCTTGCCTCTGCCACTGCTCTGGCACTTATTTCGGTGCCGGTGTACATTATGTGGAATTGGTTAATACCTAATATTTTTAATCTGCCATACATTGACTATGTTGAGGCATGGGGATTGATGGCTTTTGCAGTTTTATTAAACAGTATTTTTGGATTAACAGTAAAGTCTAAAAAAGATAAATGAAATTTATTGAGGATGTTGTTTCGGGAAAGTTATTGTTAGGCAATTACGCAAGGTTGGCAGTTCAACGGCATCTGAATGATTTAAAAAACAAAGACTGGGAATATACTTACTCCGAAGCTCACGCAAATAGGGCTTTTAACTTTATCTCTGCCCTCCGACATACCAAAGGAGAATTTGCTGGTCAAAGATTTAACATCCAACCTTTCCAGGAGTTTTTCATAAAGGTACTGTTTGGGTGGCAGAGAAAAGATGGAGGCAGACGATTCCGCAAGGCATACCTTGAAATAGCAAGGAAGAACGGTAAAACAGAATTAGCTGCTGCTATTGCCGTTTACTGTTTCCTATGTGACAATGAAACGGGAGCAGAGGTGTACACGGCTGCGACTACGAGAGATCAGGCAAGGATAGCATTTGATACTGCAAAGGTGATGCTTAAATCACTAAAGGCAGATTCACGCACATTTAATAAGTTAGTCAATGTTTTAAAGTATAATTGCAACGTACCATCCACTAATAGTAAATTTGAGGCAGTGGCATCGGAGGCAGATACATTAGATGGATTGAATCCGCACTATGCAGGTATTGACGAATATCATTCGCATAAAACAAGTGATGTGGAACAAGTTATGGAGACAGGTATGGGTTCAAGATTTCAGCCTTTACTACTTATTACTACTACGGCTGGCTTTAACCGTGAATCACCTTGCTATATGTTCCGGAAGGTAATGGTTGACATATTAGAAAATAGGAAAGTAGATAACAGTGTTTTTCCATTGCTCTTTTGCCTTGATGAAGGTGATGATTGGCAGGATAAAAAGAATTGGACAAAATCCAATCCTAACCTTGGTGTTACTCCCTATATCAGCTATATGGATGATCAGTATCAAAAGGCATTGAATGAAGGAGCGGCTAAACAGATTCAATTCATGACAAAGAATCTAAACGTATGGACAACTACCTCCAGTGTTTGGATATCTAATAGTTATATTGAGCAAACAAGGTTAAAAGTAGATGATGACATTCTGTATAATAAAAAATGTTTTGCTGGCCTTGACCTTGCCTCCACTCGTGACATTGCGGCCTTAGTGCTTTGTTTCCCTGTGCAACAAGGACTTGATAAACCACATATAAAGTCCTATTTCTTTTGCCCAGAGGATAACGTAAGGGAAAGATCACTATCTGATGGAGTGCCTTATGTGCAATGGGCACAGGATGGTGATATAATTATGACAGATGGTAACGTAACCGACTATGACTTTATAAAAGCTAAAGTAATAGAGTTAACGGCAAAGTATAAAATAGAGTGTATTGCTTTTGACCGGTGGAACGCTTCACAGTTGGTTATACAGCTTACAAATGATGGTGCAAATATGAAACCATTTGGACAAGGCTTTATTTCAATGTCTGCACCAACAAAAGAAATAGAAAAGATGTTTTTATCAAATGAAATAACGCATGATGGCAATCCAGTCATGGAATGGATGATGACAAATGTGATGCTTAGATTTGATCCTGCTGGAAATATAAAAATAGATAAAGCGAAGTCAACGGAGAAAGTAGATGGGCCGGTAGCGATGGTTATGGCATACGCTCAAATCATGGTAGAGGATAGACCAACCATTTACACATCTGGCGAACGTGAACAAGGATTATTAATGTTATAGAATGTACCTAATTGAAAAACTAAAAATGTCAATTATGGAGATATTAATGAAAAAACATGAGTACGCTCAACAAGTCAGGCAGATTAATTGCACCAGTGGTTATTTCCATAGGTTCTATGAATTAGTGGGCGATTGTCCCAGGCATGAGGATGCGTGGAGAAAGTTAGAAGATGAAAGGGAAGAGTTAGGACTGGATGAAAAATATAGTACCTATAACTCTTTTAGAAAGGCAAAGAAAACATACATGGACATTAGGTTTATTTAGCTTGTTACTAAAAGTTGTTGACTTCATACTGATTTTGTTTATTTTTACCGCATGGCAATACTCGACACCATGCGGTCTTTTTTTTCTACAAAGCGAGGCTCGATAGAAAATCCATCTACACCTATAAACGGTGACAGTGGATGAATACGCAATTATAGGTCTTCCTGCTTTTTACAGAGCAACACAAATACTTGGAGGTGTTGTTGCTTCTATTCCTTTTGATATTATTGAGAAACAAGATAATGGAGGAATAAGAATAGCAAAGGATCATCCAAACTACAAAGTAATATCAAGAGAGCCATCGGACTTATATACATCTCATACGTTTTATAAGACAATGGTGCTTCACTATTTGGCTCATGGTGCATTTTACGCAGCGATCAATAGAAATAGTATAACTACAAGAATTAACAGCCTTACTATTCTTAATCCAACTAAAATGGAGATAGGATACAACAGTAGGAATGAACTTGTATTCAAGAATAAAGAAAACAACAAGACATATAAAGGTGAGAATATCATCTATATACCTAATCTTGCATGGGATGGAGTTAAAGCGTTGTTAGTGCCAGACGTTCACCGTGACAACTTTGGGTTAGCTTTAGCCAATAGAAATTACGGTGCTAACTTTTATAAAAACGGTGCGCATCTTAACGGTGTGCTTAAGCATCCAGGAAGATTGACCAATGAGGCATACGATAGATTAAAAGGTAGTTTTAACCGTGCATTTGGTGGAAGTCAAAACGCTGGAGGTACAGCTATTTTAGAGGAAGGTATGGACTTTCAAAAGGTAGGTCTTAATCCCTCTGATGCAGCATTTAACGAAACGAAGAAAGCTACCATTTCCGACATTGCAAGGATAACAGGTGTTCCTGGTGTTTTATTGGAAGATATGGACAAAGCAACCTTTGGCAACATGGAACAGTTGAGCCAAATGTTTGTGAACTATACAATTATGCCATTATGCGAAACTATAGAGGCAGAATTTAATAAAAAAATATTTTTTGAAGTAGAAAAGGAAAAGTTTACTACTCGATTTAATCTTGATGGCTTATTGCGTGGTGATATAGCTGCAAGATCATCCTATTATACTACGATGCGTAATGTACTGGCGATGTCTCCAAACGAGATTAGGATTAAAGAAAATATGAATCCCTACGAAGGTGGTGATTCTTATGAGTTACCATTAGCATCTAACATAAAGATAGAGCCATCATCTGAAGGCATTGCACATGAGCAAGAAGAAGATGTGATTGACATAAATGACGATAGTAACGATACTAACGATTAAAATATATGGAAAAGAGAAGCATAAATTTTGAATTAAGGGCTAAACCTGAAAGCCGTACTATCTTTGGTACTGCCACAGTGTTTAACTCTTCCTATGACATGGGATGGTATGACGAGGAAATGTCTTCAGAGTCATTAAATGAGGCTGACATGAAAGATGTTGTAGCCTTGTTTAACCATGACATGAATATGGTACTGGCAAGGACATCATCTGGCACATTAAAGCTAAATGTCACAGGCAATGCGATGGAGTATGAATTTGATGCACCAAACACTACATTAGGCAATGATCTCTTGGAAATGGTAAAGCGTGGTGATGTTTATCAAAGTAGTTTTGCATTTACAGTAGAGGCAGAGGACTGGCAAGAAAGATCGGGAATGAAACCTAAAAGAGTTATACGTTCTATTAAAAAAGTGTATGATGTTTCACCTGTTACTTATCCAGCTAATCCGGATACAATGGTAGCTAAAAGAAGTTACGATGCTACAAAGCAAATAGATGAAGATTTGCTAAAAGTGATTGATATATCTGTTAAATCAGAAATTAATATACAGAATGAACTACGCAGGAAT